GCAACAACCTATGCAACAACCTATGCAACAACCTATGCAACAACCTATGCAACAAAATATAAAACCAGTCAAATAATAAAATTAAATTCCACTATTAATTAAATCTTTTAAATTTCTCATTTTTGCCATAATTAATCCTTCACCAGATGCAATTACTTTAAATCTTCCTAATATTTTTTTATTAAAATTACCCTTTTTATTAATATAAACACCAAGATATTTACAGCTTTCAGGAATATCACTATATGAATTTGCCCATCGATAATATATCTGATGTACATAACTAAAGTAGTTATTATTATGGAACAGCAAATAATATGTTCTATCATTTAACATTTTAATAAGCTGATTATTTAAAAAAGATAAATTTGATTTTTCAATTGATAAATAATGTGAACTAGATGAAATTTTTTGTAATAATTCATTTACATCAAAATTAAATAATTTAAAGTTGCTTATTTTCACTTTGAGTTCATTTAAAACATCATTATATAAATCACTATAATAATAAGACCAAATTTTATTTTCAACTTCAATGGGCAACGACTGCATAATATAAAGTATTGTTTTCGTTTTAAGTTCATTTAAAATATTGTCATATAAATCAGTTTAATAATTTTATATATTATTTAATAGATAATATATAAACTTTTATTTACAATATAGTATATGAATAATTTTAAAAAAACAATTCCAAAACTATTAAATCTATTTGATGTATCTTTAAGAGATAGTTTACAAACATGGAAAAGAACACCATCACTTGACGAAAAAAAATATATATTAAAAAATATAGTTAAAAAAACTTCATCTAGAAAAGTAGAACTAGGATCCATTGTTTCACCAAAAATATTGCCACAATTTGTTGATAGTATAGAATTATATCATTATTGTAGAAAAAAATATCCATTTGTTGAGCCCTATTTATTGATTCCTAATAATAAAATGCATAATATTGCTTTACATAATAAAATAGAAAATATGTCTTTCATTACTTCTGTATCAGAAGAATTTCAAATAAAAAATACTAAAATGAATTTACAAGATACAAAAGAACAAATAAAACAAATGATAAATAAAACACCAGGAAAAAGTAAACTCTATGTTTCATGCATTAATGAATGCCCAATAAAAGGTGTCATTCCAACACAAGATATAATAAGAGAAATAACTGATTATGCTAAGCTTCCGATAGATGAATTATGCTTATCAGATACATGTGGAACAGTTGATGTAAATATATTTATGAGTATAATAACACAACTTACACATAAATTAGAAATAAATAATAAATGTCGTTCATTACTATCGATACATTTACATAAAAATAAAAATGAAAATATTACAAAAAATATAATTAATTCTTGTATAGAACACCAAATATATAATTTCGATGTTTCTTGTATTCAAGGTGGTGGATGTTCTGTAACGATGGATTCTAATAAAACGAATGACAATTTAAATTACTATGATTTTGAAAATTAAATATTTATATTTTCATTAAAATTCTTTTTTAAAATATTATGACTGTTTCCATATTTAGAAATAATATTTTTTATAGATAAATTTTTAGAAAAAACATTCTCACATCCAGTCAAACAAACACCACATGATAATTTAAACATATCATTTTTAGCACTATCCTTATCTAAGTCACGTAATAATGTTAACCATACTTCATCTCCTCTCTTTTTATTTCTTGTATTAAATGAAATCTCTCTAGAATCTTTCACTGGTATATTATCCGCAGCAATAATAATATCATCAACACAAATTTTTCCCAATGCTGGATTATCTTCTAATTTTATCTTACTATTCATATTATTTCTACTATTTACATCTCCTTTTAAACCTTTCACAACACAGCAATTATTATTTTCATCTTTTCTCATATTTAGTCCAATACCTCCTGGACTTCTCGTAATTGAAAATTGTTTTAAAATTTTTCCGTCCTTTTCCAAATGCATAAATTTTGAATTGTCAAATCTATAATCATTATTACCGTAATTTTCAACATTTTCTATTTTTACATTATTAAATAATATGTTTTTACCACAACTTACTAAAATACCGTGATTTCCTTTCATAACATGACCCATTGAATCGTTACCTTTTACAAATTCAGTATTACTAGTTAATTTAAAGTCTTCATTATTTTCAGCCCATTTTATTAGTTCTTGTGGTATGGAAGTTGTTCCATATTTTTCATCTGGATAATCATATTTTCTCTTTGCAATTAAAAATTGAGCATCGCTTAAATAATCTCCTTTATATCTACTTTGGTCGTTCATTATTTTATTCATTTTTACAACATCGCCAACAGGACCTGTTATTAATTTTCCAACATAAGACTTTTTTGATTTTTCATCTTTTAAATTTTTAATACTCAATATTTCCACTGAATTTGAACGTATATTTCTAATTCTTATATTTCTCAACACAATATTTTCATTACCGACACTATTTTCATCACGTTCCTCAACCATAGCACCTACAGCAACGCCTTTAGTATGTAATAAAATACCGTATACATTACCATCTGGTAGTTGTTCAGTGTTTTTATAAAATCCATCATATGATTTATTTCTAAATATATAATTCTTATATTGGCTTATTTCTTGAACTAAATTTCGATAAACTTGTTCGACACTTTTACCATTAAACATATAATTTTTATCCTTTTTATGAATTCTCTCTATAATTGGTAAAATAAATAAGCTTTGTGCATATTGAGAAAAAGAAAAAATTCGTTCGTTAACGCCATCTATTAAAATATTTTCCATTAAAACATTTGTAGAACCATGGAGAGAAATCGCTGCAACTTCAAAATTTTTAAACGTTAAATTTTTTAATGTTAATTTGTCATTATTATTACCACGTATACCATGATGTGGAGATTTACCGATTCTACCATTATAAATTTCGATATTACTTGGTGCTTGATTTAATTTTCCGAAATTAGCTGGTCCTTGAGATGTATTAAATGGTGAATTTCCTAATTCAATTAAAGAAGCAAACCTTTGATTTTGATTAAATTCTTCAGAAACAGATATTTCATAACCATTTAAATCTAACTTAACGTCAGAAGATTCAATTGTAATCATAGCAAAAAAACCTAAAACATAAGGACCTTTTGTTGGATATTTATTTTCCTGATAAGATGCAGGTTTACTATTATTATGTGGATTTGGATTAAATACAATATCTTCGTATAATTTATATTTTCCTGGTTTCATAATACGATATGTTCCTTCTTTAAAATCACTCTGATAAATGTATTTTATATTATCAAATGAATCTAAATATCGAATAGTATCTTTATTACGTGATTTTACACTATTTAAAAATTTTCCACTTCTTAATTGTTTGCTCATATAAATTATATTTATAAAAAATAAATATATGTAATTTAAAATTTTATACAATCCTTTTTATTTTTTTTTCCAAACTATTTTTTGAAAATCGATTTTGGACATTTTTTTTTTGTCCATTTTTGATTTTTTAAAAAAAGTTTTGAATGAAAAAAACAAGAAACTCTGTTTCTTACTATAACCGTCTAAATTTAATAATGATTTTTTTGCTACCTTACCAACCGAAAAATTATATATTTATTAAAAAAAGGACTTTGGAACTTTTTTATTATCCATTTAGGATAACAAATGGATAACAAAAAAGTTCCAAATTTGAGACCAGAAAATAATTTTAAATTTTTCTGTAAATATTGTGATTACGGTACGTCACGAAAAAGCCAATGGGACCGTCATATCTCTACAGGTAAACATTTGATGAATGAAAGTCGGAACCAAAAAGTTCCTGACGATAATATAGTGTCAGATACTATTGAAATACATAAATGTCCATGTGGACGAGTATATAAGTATTTATCTGGATTATGTAAACATCAAAAAAATTGTCAGTTCTTAAATAAAAAAGAAGAGACTCAGATTGTTAATACAGAAACAAAAGGATTATTAGAGACTATAATAAATGAAAATACAGAATTAAAAAAATTATTAAATGAACAACAGAAACAAATAGGAGAAATGATACCAAAAATTGGTAATACAACAAATAATACAACAAATAAATTTAATTTAAATGTTTTCTTGAATACAGAATGTAAAGATGCAATAAGTATTATGGATTTTGCAAAATCATTACAAGTACAAACAGAAGATTTAGAAAATACGGGTAAAAAAGGTTATGTAAATGGTCTAACACAAATCATTTTAAAAGGTTTACTGGAATTAGATTTACATAAAAGACCTATTCATTGTTCAGATTTAAAACGAGAAGTATTGTATGTCAAAGATAATAATGAATGGGCAAAAGATAATGAAGACAAAGAAATGATGAAAAAGGCAATTAAATATATTAGAAGGTCAAATATAAAACAAATACCAAAATGGGTAGATGAGAATCCAGACTATATGGATGGAGGAAGCAAAAATGACTTGTATATGAATATTCTTCAAAATTCAATGGGATGTCCTGAGGAAGATGTAGAAGACAAAAATGTAAATAAAATCATTAAAAATGTTGCAAAAGAAGTAACAATAGAAAAAATAATAGATAATAAATAATTATTTTTTGTAGCGTTTTTCTCTATATACTTCCAATATAGATAATTTAATTGAATATTTAATAAATTTTTTTCCTATGAATTTTATAATTTTACGATTTTCAAAATTATATTTTCCTAGTTGTATTGATAGACATGGGTATAGTAATAATAATATATAATAATTATGCATATTATATATATATAATATATATTTATATAATTAGCAAGTTAAAAATAATTAGTTATATGAATATATAATGTTATCAGATATATTAATATATAATTCTAATAGATTTTTGTCAATAGATATAGAAAATAATAAAATTATTGAAAAATGGATTGATAGTCTAAAAATACCATTATTTTATGATTTAAAAAGATATATTATTGAATTTACAGACTGGAAAAATTATGAAAATGAAGTAGAAATTCATAAACTTATAAAAAATAGAGTTAACTATTATAGTTATAATTCAGTTAAATATTTAAATACTACTATTTCTTTTCATTTCAATGAAATACCATTTCCAAGTTATTTTTTATCAAATGTACCAAATTTTATAAATTATTTAAATCTTATAATAAACAATCATACGAAAAAAAAATTAGTATTTTCACATTATTGTTGTAATGGTGCTGGTATCGTATTTGATGATTATGCAAAAAAAAATTCAAAGTTTAAATTTATTTAAAATATAATCATTGTAAATAATAATATAAAAAATAGTATATTATTATTTTTTAAATATCAAGACTAATTGTGCTCTTATCTGATTTTTGTCTACGTTTGCTTCTCTTAGGCATGTTACCTTCTTGTTGCATTTCCTTTAATTCTTGGATACTAATCGTACTAGTTGCATCTTCATCTTTTTTAATGTTTATAGTGTCATTACTCCCCAAATTAACAGTAGGAATACTGGCTTCTGTTACCTTTTTAAAATTAGGTTGCATATTTGATTGAACAGTTGGTTGCTTGGTTTTTAATCCAGATAAAATGTCACTAATATCTGTTGGTCCTTTCATTACACCAACGTCAGGGCCTTTCATTTCAGGTCTAGATAACTGTGATGATGAATTAGGACGTCTCATTGATTTTTCAACTTCATTTACATTGGAATAATTTTCTTCAATATTAATTCCATCATTACTATTAGAAGGCTGTGATGACATTGATGAGTTAAAATTAGTTTCTGTAAATCCAGGTCTTCTAGGAGGAGGAATGGAATTTGGTCCTTGGGTTGCCATCGGTGCAGGTGGAGGTCCAACGCGAACAGTTGATTGAGGTTCTTGTTGTCCACCCATTACATTGTTCATAAAACCTGAAAAGCCTGGGTTTGTTTTACCCATTGTATTTACTGCTGCTTGACTGAATTGTTGCATTAAATCAGGATTTTGTCTCATAATATCGTCCATATTAGGCATTGAGCTTTTAAACATGGTATTTGTCATATGTACCATCATTGCACTTGCGCCTAATTGAAAAATTAATTTAATCTCTGGAGCCATTTTAGCTTTTGATTTATATTTTTCATGTAATTCGGCAAATATTTCATCATAATCATTAATATTTTCATTAAATTGTTCTCCCCATCCATCTAAATGAACATCAAAAGGATCATAACGGTTATTCAAGAATTCAACACCATTGATAAATGCAGATAGCATATTACCTTGAAATTTAACAGAATTTTCTTTTTCTTTCTCAGATACTATCATTTCATATTCACCCATCATTTCGTTAAGAGGCGAGTCCATATTGTATTTTTTTGTTAATTCAACTCCTTTGCGTTCTAATTGTTCTAATTTTCTTAAATATTTAAATTTTTCTTTTAATAACTCTTCCTTTGATAATTGTGGTTGTTGTTGAACTGAATTATCTGGATCCATGGGTATATCTTTAAATTGTGCAAATCCATCCCATGTTTTTGTTTCATTTACAACATCAGCTGTATTTTCACCAATAGAGGGAGTAATATTAATTGGATTATCGTTAAGGTTAATTTCTTGTACATTTGTATCTTTATCGGTACTGAATGTTACAGATTGTTGTTTATCTAAATTAATATCAGATGATGAAGTATTAATATTTATAGATTTTGATATATCATTTAATTCATTTTCTAAATGCTCTAAATCATCAAGATGAATATTATCGTCTGATTTATTAGAGGAAGAACTATCTTTTTTTTTTTCATTCATTAATAATTCGATTCCAGGACCAAAATTGGATGATTTTAATGTATTATTATCTGATGATAAATTAAGTTTTATATTACTACTTCCCGAATCTAAATTTCCAATATCAATAATTTCTGGTTCCATATTTTATGATTAATATAGATGATATAATTTTAAGTATTACGAATAACAATATATTTATTTATATACCAAATACCTTGTAAAAAACAATCTGATAAATCATCCTTTTTTTTATTGTTTATGAAAAATTCTATCCAATTATTTGAATAATTATGTAAATATTTTTGACATTCTTCTATTGCTAATTTTTTCCTTTCACTATAATTTAATTTTTTTTCATGATTAACATGTTTTAATTTGTTTTCGGATGATATATATTCGATTATTGATATTGATTTTATTATGAAATATTGTGTTAACATTCCTTGAATAGTTTTCATTCTACTTGCTAAAGGACTTACTTGATTTTCAATTAAAACATGTGTTATTGTAGAAAGATGTTCGGAAATATATTTATCCAACATTATATTAATATTTCTACCAACACAAATTAAATCCATATTACTTGCTTTTACAGGTTGAACAATATTAAAATAATTATCATTTATATGTTTATCTATAATAGAAATAATATTATCTTTGTTACATTTTTTAGGTAAATCAATCTTATTTTTATCACAGAATTCATGTAGTTCTTTTATTTTTAATTTTTTTATTTTTTTTATATTTATATCTTTTGATGGAATTATAAAATTAGTTTTATTTGCATGTTTTTTACAATAGTACATATTATCTTTGTAGTAATTTGCAGTTTTTGTACATGTTATTTTGTTATCACTATATCTACAAATTCTTTTATTCTCATTACAAAGATTGATAACATTCCATTCTATAATAGTATAATTATTGTCTTTTATTTCAAAAATGCAATAAGCTAAATTAATTATTCCTACATCAAAACTAATTATTTTCATCCTAATTGATATAGATATTAAATTAATACTTTTATTACTAATATAGTATGAAATATATTATTAAAAAAATAAATGAATTACCATATGAAATTCAAAATATAATTTATCAATATTATTATAGCTTTAATATTTATAATATTAATAATGAAATAAAAGATATATTCAGAATAGAATACCAAGTAAATAATTTTATAAAAAGACATAATACATCGTTAATTCAAAAATATATATTAGTTTATTATAAAAAATATAATGAACAAATAAAAGAGATTACATACAATAGAGGAAAATTATTATTATGCAAATACAATAAATTAAAATTAGCTTATTGTAATTTGGAATATATTAATAATATATGTTATAAAATTAATGAAAAATATAAGTACATTGCTCCGTTAATAATATCAAATAGTGGAATTTACAGATATGAAACTCTTAATAGAATAATCAAATTTAATTAATAATTAAAATAAAATGTATGTTTGCTTGATATTTTTTTATTATTACTAACTGATTTTGCATTTTTGTCAAAAAGATAATCACTCTTTTCATTTTCTTCAGATGTTGAATAACAAGGTGTCTGGTCAATAAATGATTTATTAATTAAATCTTGACAAATAATTTTATGTAAATCTGATAAATAAATATTATGCTTAGCTTTTCTTAGCTGAGTTAGGAAAGATGCTGTTAAAGCTCCCATTGATATTTTATTATTAGAATCAAAATAATCATATGCATTTTGTTCATCTTTTGAACCAGATATCATGTAAATATTTTTTAAACTACAGTTTTCATTTTCAGTATATTTTTTTACAGTATATTTATCTGATTCATTACTTGTTTTATTTAATGTACTTGCATCAGTTATTTGTTTTGGTAATATATTTTTTTCTTTAACTATAAATTTAATATTTTCATTTATTGTTTTTTTAGTTATTTCTTCAAACCTATATGTGTATCTTAAATCAGCCAATGTACCACTATTACAACAATCGAACATAATAAAAATTTTTGCCTCATTATTATTTTTTTTTAATATATTATGTATTTCATTGTCAGTTATAGCACCTAAGGAAGCATAATTACCATTTATATTAACAGTAATAATTAGTTCATCTTTTTTATCTGTTTCATTTAAGTAAGAACTTGATGGGCTTTGTAATCCATGTCCACTATAATGAATCCATATTTCATCATTTGATTCTGAATTAACTATTATATTTTCTAGTTCTCTTATTATATTATCTGATGAAGGATACAAAGAATCTGAAGGATATAAATCGTCTCTTAATACAGTAATATTTTTTATATCATAATCATATGCATCTATTAACATATTTCTTACATTAATTACATCGTTTATGCAACCATTCAATAAATTTTCAGGGGTAGCATAATAATTAATACCAATCAACAATGCTTTTTTTGTCATCTATATATTACAATTATTATTTTTTTTAAGTTGCCATAATAAATTTGAAACAGTAGCTAAATAATTACTTTCATTAAATGTTATTTCTTCATCATTCTTATCATTGAGAACAATATAATCTTTTTGCTTATTTATTTTATATTCGCTATATTCAGCAAAAATATGAATTGAATCATTAGAATCATTTATTTTAAAAAAATAATATGTAAATTTTTCGTTATTTCTAATTTTGTTTTCTTTTGTAAATAATTCATAATTAGGATTTGCAGGAGCTCCTTGTAGTTCATAAACATTATTATTCATCCATATTTCTTTTTTATCTAATATAGTTGTACCAAAAAATCTAATAATATTTTTATTTGAGATATTTTCACCAATTGTTGTTAAAAATATTATGTTTTTTATTTTTTCGGTTGATGAATTAAAATAATTTATTTGAAAAATCATCGCATTATTACTATCTAGAGATAATGGAAAAATATTTTTATTATAATCATAGTTACCAATATAATATTTATTATTATTTATATCATAAAAATATAATTTAATATATTCATCAGATTTAGTATACGTTATAACTGGTTGTGGTTCAGGTTCAGGTTGTGGTTCAGGTTCAGGTTGTGGTTCAGGTTCAG